CCAAGGCGCTGGCATATGGGTATGAAATTAAATGACGCTCGCCACAGGCAACACGCGCGCGCAGGAATTGCGAGCGCAGGGCCTATTGCTCGACCGCCTGTCAGGTAAATTTAGGCGCCGGATGCGCCGTGAAATCAGCGCCACAATGCGCGAGATGATCGCGTTTTGGGAGATCACCGGCGAAGTGCCAACGGCGCGCGAACATATTGAGCGGGTCGAAGCGCTCTATGCGTCGATGGCAGGCGAGAGCATTTTAGCGTTTTCGCAGCGCATTAACCGCGTCGCCAAGGCAAGCGCAGGCCCGACCGAGCGCAAAGATTTCGCGGCGATCATGCGCACGTTTGCGTTGCGATACGTCGCATCCGAGGCGATTCGGCAGCGCATCACTTACGTCTCCGAGACCACGCGCGCCAGCATCGTTGACGGCGTGCGGCGCGGCTATGAGGACGGGCTTGGCCAGGCCGGTATCGGCGCGCGCATCCTCGAAAATGTCCCGAGCCTTAGCATCGGACGCGCCAACCTTATCGCGCGCACCGAAACCCACGGCGCAGCCAACGCGGGCGCTGACGCCGCTATCCGCGAGGAGGGCCTTGAGTATCGGCGCGAGTGGATGGCGGGCAGCGATGCGCGGACCCGTGACAGCCACAGGCGCGCGGACGGTCAGGACGTCGGAGCGGACGAGCCGTTTAGCGTTGGCGGGGCGCGGCTGATGTATCCAGGCGATCCGGGCGGGCGGGCCAGCGAGACGATAAATTGCCGCTGCGCCGTCGCGTTTGTGATAGTCTAGCCACAGTGTTGCAAACATGCTACAGTTAGCCAACACGCAATGAGGGCCGATAAATGCAGACCAAACACTCGCCCGCGCTTATCAAGGCAATGCCAGATTCAGACGGGACGTTTGAAGGCTATGCGTCGGTTTTTGGCGTGGTCGATCAGGGCCTAGACGTGGTCGCGCCGGGTGCTTTCCGAGCGTCGCTCAACACGGGCCGCAAGGTCAAAATGCTGTGGCAGCACGATACATCCAAGGTGATCGGCGTTTATGAGTCGATTGCCGAGGACGACTACGGCTTGAAGGTCAAGGGCCGTCTCCTCGCCGACGTCAAGCAGGGCGCGGAGGCGTTGATCCTGTTGCGCGCCGGGGCCATTGACTCAATGTCAATCGGCTATCGCGTGCGCGAGGCCGAGCCTGAAGCGGATGGCCGAGTGCGCCGCCTCACGGCAATCGACCTCATGGAAATTTCGCTTGTCACGTTCCCGATGTTGCCTGATGCGCTAGTCACGGCGGTCAAGGGGATCGAGACTGAGCGGCAATTCGAACGGTTTCTGCGGGACGCAGGATACTCAAAAACACAAGCAACGGCGATCACATCGCTTGGCTTCAAGGGCTACCTCTCCCGGCGGGATGCTGCGGCGGATGATGGCAAGGCTGAGGACGCGGCATTCGCCGACCTCGCAAACCTCCTTCAATCTTTCGGGAAAGCATTCCAATGACCGACGAAATCAAGGGCGTGGCGGAAGCCATCAAGGCGATCCACACCGGGTTTGACGCTTACAAGCAGGCCAACGACGAGCGGCTTAAGCAGATCGAAGCCAAGGGCAGCGCCGACCCGCTGACCGAAGCGAAGCTCGCCAAGATGGAAGCCGCCATCACCGCCGCTCAGGCCGTTGCCGATGAGGCCGTGCTGGCATCCAAGCGCGCCGCTCGTGTCGTGGTTGACGATCAGGGCAACCCCATCGACGTTGACGCGGCGCTTGAAGCGAAGGCCGCTTCGTGGCGTCGCCATGCCAGTGGCTTTGTCGGCGAAATGCAGGCGCGTCAGATGACCGGCGAAAGCCTCAAGAGCTATACTGGAATCATGGAGGGCTATTTCCGAAAAGGCCCTGACAGCCTCGACCATGACGAGCGCAAGGCCTTGTCTGTCGGCGGAGACGCAACCGGCGGTTACACGGTCAACCCCGATATGTCGGGCGCAATTGTGACGAAGATCTTTGAGACCTCGCCGATGCGCGCCTATGCGGCGGTGCAGGTCATCAGCAAGGATGCGCTTGAAGGCCTCTTTGATCTTAACGAAGTTGGCTATGGGTGGGTTGCCGAGACCGCCGCGCGACCTGTCACGAGCACGCCGAATTTCGGGGCGTGGCGCATCGCCGTGCACGAGATGTATGCGAATCCGAGCGCCACGCAGCAGATGCTTGACGACCCCGAAATCAACATCGAGCAGTGGCTTGCTGGCAAGGTCGCGGATCGCTTCGCGCGCGCTGAGGCCGAATCGTTCGTCACCGGCGATGGTGTCGGTCAGCCGCGTGGGTTCCTCACGTATCCGGCGGGTGTGACCAACCCCGGTCAGATTCCCGTGACGAACAGCGGCGTGAACGGCGGGCTTGCTGCGGCTCCGAACGGCGGCGACGTGCTGCTGACCGCGCTTTACAACCTCAAGGGGGCTTATCGATCCAACGCCTCGTGGTTCACGAACCGCGCGACGACTGCGCTCCTGCGCAAGACCAAGGATAGCGACGGCGCTTACCTGTGGTCTCCGGGCATTGCGGCGGGCCAGCCTGCCACGCTCCTCGGCTATCCGGTTGCCTCGTTCGAGGATATGCCCGATCCGGCGACCGGCTCGCTGTCCATCGCGGTTGGCGACATGCGGTCCGCTTATCAGATCGTGGACCGCGTGGGCATTCGCACGTTGCGAGACCCGTTCTCCGCCAAGCCCTTCGTGGAGTTCTACAGCACCAAGCGGGTCGGCGGTGCGGTCATTAACTTCGAGGCGCTTCAGCTTATCAAGCTCGCGTCCTGACGACTTCTCCGGGGGCGGCAATCGCGCCGCCCTTGGGCCACGCAACCCCATCTAAGGAGTATCGCCATGCGCGACCTTATCTCTAACGTCCAGCGCGTCCACCTCGGATCGCTGACCATGAGCGGCACCGGCACGCTCCTTTCCGGCTATGTTGACACGCTGGGGTTCGACGGGGCGACGATTGAGCTTGTGTGCAACGTCGTCACCGATGCGGGCGCTGCGGGCGGGTTCACGGCGACGCTGCAAGAGTCCGCCGATGCTGCGGGCGCGTCGGCAACCACGGTTGCGGCAGGCGGGACGGTTGGCGGCGTCAACACCATTTCCGTCACCAGCGACGACGCCGACCACAGCATCGCGGGCGCAATCGGCTATCGCGGCGGCAAGCGGTATCTTGGCCTGACGATCACCGGCACCACCGGCAGCGACGCGGTTGTGACGGTCATGGCGACGCTCGGCAAGCCGCACCGCGCGCCGACCACCTACGTGGGCACCAAGGTCGCCCGCACCTGAGCTTTGACGTGGGGCGGCAGTCAACGGGATCGCCGCCCCATCCCTGAGCACAGGAGGCCACGCCATGCGCGCAAAGATTTTCCAGCCAGGCGGTTACGAGTGTATGCCGAACGGCTACGCCAAGCAGGCGTTTGCCGAGGGGGATATCGTTGACGGCTACGTTGCCGAGTGGGCCGTCCTCGACGGGGCGGCGTATGAGGTCAAGATCGCCACGCCGCCCGAGACAATGTTGCATGTGCCGCAGCGCGGGAGAAAGCGTAAATGAGCCTCCGACCTATCGCCCGGCACTATCAGCAAGAGGGGTATACCCTCGTCACCGGCCCGGCGTCTGAGCCTGTAACGGCTGATGACCTGCGCGCGCAGCTTAACGGCGTGAGCGATACCGACGCCTACCTTGAGGGCCTAATCGCCGAGGCGCGCGAGGAGGTTGAATACGCATCGGGCCTCGCGCTTATCTCGCAGACGTGGCGGCTAACGATTGATTGCTGGCCCGGATACAAGGAGCAGTGGTGGGACGGCGTGCGCGAGGGCCATCGTGGAAGCCTTAGCATGGGGATGGTCTACGGCGGCGCGCCATTCGTGACGCTGCGCCGTATGCCGTTGGCGTCTATCACATCGGTCACGGTTTACGGCGAGGATAGCGTGGCCACGGCGGTTGATGTGGCTGCGACCTTTGACGTCGATACCGCGCAAAAGCCGGGCCGTCTCGCGCTCAAGTCTGGCGCAGCTTGGCCCGTCGCATTGCGTGCCGTCAACGCAATCGAGATTGTGCACGTCTCCGGCTATGGAGATGCGGCAAGCGATGTGCCCGGTCCGCTCAAGCGGGCTGTGAGGCAGCTTGCGGCATACGCTTACGGGCATCGGGGAGACGGCTGCGACATGGGCAGCGCTTACCACGCAAGCGGCGCGGCTGAAATCGTCTCGCGTTATCGCAACGTGAGAATCTGATGGGGTTGTGTTGCGACTATTCCAGCGGCATCCTGCGCGAGGCGGTGACGTTTCAGCGCGAGACGTCAACGGCTGGCGTGGCTGGCACGTTCACCAAGGCGTGGGCGACTGTCTCAGGCGCTCCCACGCGGGCGCACGTGCGGGGCATGTCCGGGCGTGAGGAGCGCACCGGCGACCGCACCGACGCCGTGGCGAGGCTTCGCGTTGTCGTGCGGTATAGCGCTGCGCTCCGCGAGGGCGACAGGGTGCTGATCCGCACGCGCGCGCACAACATCACGCGGATTGATAACGTCGAGTTTCGCAATCAGTGGCTAGAGATTGACGCGGAAGCGGGGGTGGCGACGTGAGCGTTAGCGGGGTTGACGACCTTGAGCGGTGGCTTTTCGAATATGAGCGCAAGCTGCGTGCAAACGTGCGCCGCGAAATCACCAAGACCGCGCTTAAGGTCAATGCGAGGGTTAAGCGCGCCATCCTTCAAGGCCCTAAGACCGGGCGCGTGCATACCCGCGCTCCAGGCCAGAACCTTAGCCGCACGCATCAATCATCGGCAGCGGGCGAGGCCCCGGCAAACGACACCGGCACGCTTGCCTCATCGATCTACTATTCTCGCCCGTCGCCGGATACCGCGCAGATCGGGAGCCGCCTTTACTACGCCTACGAGTTGGAGTTTGGGCGTCAAGGTTTGCAGCCGCGCCCATCTTGGCGACCCGCGACCGATGCAGAGCGCGGGCCGTTTGAGGACGCGATCCGCGAAGCCATGAGGAGGGCCGCCGAATGATCCCCTTTGCAGTTCGCACCGCGTTTTATAACCTTCTAAACGTCACGGGCGTTACGTCGCAGCTATCGACCGCTTACGGTGTGACCGCGATATTTTGGGAGCAAGCGCCTCAGGTGTCGGACCCGTCAAGCGACGCGGGGTTTCCCTACATCACATGCCTGCAAGTTAGCGATCCGGGGTTCAGCACTAAGGACGCCACCGGCACGTCCGCCCTCATCCAGGTTGACGTATGGTCACGCTTGCAGACGGGCGAATGCGAGGCCGTGGCGCAGGCATGTTTCACCGCGCTTGACCGCGCCGACATTGTGGCAACCCTGCCCAGCTTCGTTCGGCTGGACTGCGAGGGCATGGCGTTTTCACGCGACCCTGACGGGATTACGCGCCGCGCGCTCATGACGTTTCGGCTTGTGGCATTACCGTAACACCTGTGGTATGATTGCAACAGCACATCCCATAGGAGGCCTCAATGGCAGCTTCAAGCGGGCGCACGGGCGTCAGAATTTCGTTGGGCGACGCCTCTTCGGCTGTTGTCATCGCTGGCGCGCGGGTGGATACGTTCACCGTCGGAAATGAGCCGATTGACATTACGAGCAAAGATAGCGCGGGCGTCCGCACGCTCTTGGCAGACTTCGGGGTGCGAACCATCGACCTCAGCGTCGAGGGCGTCATGGTCGGCGACACGTTGCTTACTGCGGCCACGGGCAACGCGGCTGCGGTTCTGGACGAATACGTGATCGACTTCGCCAGCGGCGCAACGCTCGTGGCGAATTTCTTCATCACCTCGTTTGAGGTTGGCGGAGCGCACGACGGCGAAACCACGTTCTCCGCATCGTTCCAGTCGAGCGGCGCGTTTACCTTCACGGCAGCCTGATGGGTGGCGTGTTTCGTGAGATCGTGATGGAGTGGGGCGGCGTTGATATTATTGTCACGCCGTCCAATAAGCTGCTTCGCCGCATCGAGGCGCAGGGCGTGTCGCCGATGATGGTTCTGCACTCGTTCTCCACCTCAGCGCCGAACATGAGTGGCCTTGCGTTCGTGGCTGCCGAATTACTTAAAGCGGGCGGCGCGGCGTGCGATGAGGATGATGTCTACTGCGCGATGATAACCAACCGAGCGCACATGGAAAGCTACGTCAAGGCGCTTGGCGAGGCCGTTAGCCCGAGCGTGGCAGACGCAAAAAATCCCGAGGCCCCGGCGGTGAAGGCGAAGCCGAAGGCAGCGGCGAAGGCGCGCCGACCGAGGGCATAAACTGGGATGCGATGTATCTCATAGCACGCGAATGGGGAATTGCACCGGATCAATTTTGGAACATGACCTTTTCGGAGTGGCTTTGCGAATACGAATGGAAGCGGCCACGCCAAGAGGGTGACTACGCAGGCAAGCTGACCCGAGGCGCGATTGAAGAGATAAGGGCGGGCTTAGATGGTTGGGATTCCTGACATCCTCGTAAACATCGGGGCGAACATTGGGCCGCTAAGCGAGAGCTTAAAGAAAGCGGGAGTTGCGGTCGCCGCGTTCGGGGCGACGGTCGGCGCGTTTGCAATTCAAAGCGCGGCGGCGGCTGTTGAGATGCAAGACCTCGCCAACGCGGCGGGCGCGAGCTTGCGCGAGTTTCAGCGCGCTGCTGCTGGCGCTCGGTCTCTTGGCATTGAAAACGAAAAGCTGTCGGACATTTTCCGAGACGTCAACGACAAGATCGGCGATTTCACAGCGACCGGCGGCGGCGAGCTTAAAGACTTCTTTGAGAAAATCGCGCCGCAGGTTGGGGTGACGGCGGATCAATTTAAGAACCTTTCAGGCCCGCAATCGTTGCAGCTATTCGTTAGCACGCTCGAAAAGG